TTGTTTTCGTAAGGCCATTTTCAATCGTGCTATCATATGTTTCACTCGTAATGGGGAGGGATTGAATAAAATCGGTTAGATTCATCGCATTCTTACAATGGTTGTTCAAAAACATTTGTATATTGAATTGGTTATTTGTGGTGTTATGACTATTTGTCATATTACTTATAGTCTGATTAGTGATGGTGGGTACAGATTTTACAATATCTCCAACGACTTCTTTCATAAAGTCATGGTTTTGCGCCAACATTGCCCTAAATAGATCAGCTATTTTTTCTATCTCTGCATTTTTTGTAATAGTATTTTCTATTAGAGTATCTTCTATTAGAGTATTTTCTATTTCAACAGAACATTTCTTTTTATGTCTCCATAAACCGGTTCGGTCTTTGTATTCTTTATTACATATTTCACATATATGTGGTGATGTTTTTTTGATGGCAATATTGTTGCCATATGTTGCTAATTTATGTTTGCGTGTTAATGTGTGTCTAGTGTAATCACCTTTCTTATAGCATTTAAAGTCACAAGTTTCACAGTTGAAAAAAGTGATGTAATTTGATGTATTATTTGTTGCCATATGTTGCTTAATATAGCAACATAAAAAACTCCGGCATAATTTCCGAAATATGCTTATTTTTATTTACAGTAACAAACCCAAAAATCGAAAAGTCAAAACGAGAGCATTATGCTCTCAGTCACTTTTTTCACCTTTTTTCAAAACGATAATCCAAATATCAAAAAATTACACAAAAAAACCTTGTGTAATTTTCAAAAGTCAAAAATGAAATGTGAAAACACGAAAAAAGTAAATTTACTACATACATCTAGGTATTTCCTGTTTTTTTCGCTGATTATTATTCTCTTGGTATGTAGGTAGCTCACTACATCACACTACATAGGCGCAGCAGCGAGTTGCATTGATGGATAGGTCTCAAGGGAGTTTTACCTACATAGAAATCCCATAAAAAGATCCTCCAAAATTCCGAAATCCAAAAATCAGGTTATGCATTCGTCGAAATCCTGTGATGATTTACTGGATATCGATGATAGTGCTTTTTTTTAAGTTAGATACTTTTCCGTTGTTTCGTTTTCTTTTGTTTCGCTTGTTTCGTTTTCTTTTGTTTCGTTTTCTGTTGTTTCGTCTTCACTTTCGTTTTCTTTTGTTTCGTGTTCTTGAGGCGTTTATTCATTCTCGTGCTTTTATTTTTTTTTGTATTCCGGTTTTTATGTTTTCCTTGTGATTTTCCACCATACATTTTACCATCATATCTATATGCTAATTGATATAACCCATTACCATTCATAAACCCACCCATACAGTTAGGGTTTATGTTTCCCATTCCATATAAAGTGAGTAATAATAATCGACTACCAGACGGTTTATCGTTAGACAATGTCAATCTTGCGTTATTCGGGTTTGTGATAATATTTACTGGGTCGGTAGTATGTGTATTTTTTGTATATCCACCGTTGAACGTCACTCCATTAAGCTCTTGCAATATATCACCTAGACTCTTTCTGAATGATATGTTTAATATATCTTGTCTATTTTGTCGCGCAATAGAACTATTGTCTGTATTTATATGTTGTAATAATTGTTCAAAGGATCCTCGCGAGGACAGTTGTAATACTTTTATAGTTAGGTCCTTAAAACAATTAACAGCTTTAAGTGGCGAATCGGAACCGTTTATAGGTACGCTTAGTAAAGGGCTGCCACCAGATCCTTGAATATTACCAGCATTTATTATTACTTCACTACCCACTTGTACATATGCACCCAAATCAATATGGGTTGGTATTTTCTTACTATTTAATTTAGATACATTGTATTTTATTCTATAGGTGATCGTCTCCCCACCGGTTCTTGCCATATTACCATCTCGAATAGTTACATCAAAATTGCCATATTCCAATCCATTGTTCGATACAGCAGATAGAACATTACTGCAAGTAGATTGTGCATCCATGATAGAAGATACTGGACAAAAGTGTTGTCCATTTAACTCACCCATTTTTGTCGCAGAAGTGTTTGCATTATTAATGTAATATTTAATACCAGTGGTTGTGAGATTATTAAATTTAGTCATTAATGCAGTTAATGATGTAGATGCGCTTTGTTTAAAAATAGAAGGTATAAAATGATTGCTATCAGTAGCATTTCCTCCTATAATATTTGCACCAGATGCAAAAGATGATTTGCCACTTGTTATATATTGTACTAATTTCTTGTATGATACATCGTCAATGTTTGTACCCGGAGACATTTTTTGAATTTGTCCAAGTGTTGCCATTTTTCCTAGCATGTCGTATTCACTCTTTATAAACCCGCTATCTTTTAATTGACTAGTCAATGGTAATTTATTAATACTATATCTTACACTTGATGTAGCCATTACTACAACATATATAAAATTTAATTTTTGTTTGCCTGTTAAATTTTTATTTGACTCGTTTATACGAGTAAATTCTTCACAAACTGGTTTAAATTGCTCAAGTCGCTGGTTTACACCATTAAAAAAAATTTTTAGGTTCTCCGTATTTTCAAGAGCTTTATATGATTCATTCCGAACCAACTTATCCTTATTTTCAATACTAATTAAAATAAATTGTAAGGCAGCGATTATTTTACTCATTTTTTGTTCGGATTCATAATCTATATCCATTGGTAATAACATTTGAGATGTTGCAGATGTAAATAATATTTGCAATTTATTTATAAGTTCCGGTATTTGTTCTTGATTTTGTGCGATTGTTTCATTTAAGGTAGTTAGTAAATTGCAAAATGTGCTTTTTTTATTGATACTGTCTACAGAAAAATTTGACGGTGAAATATCGGGATATTCAGATGGATTTAATAACGCTGCAAAGTTTATTATATAATTGTCATTTGTAAGTAATGAATTATTTCTTAAATTCGTTGTTAATTGTTCCTTCATTTTTGTAATAATTGATGCGGCTGGACTGAATCTGCTTCTACTTCCACCTGTTATATAATTAATATATTCATTTATTAGGTTACTTGTAGTATTGTATGACTGAAACAGTAAATGTTTTTCACTATCGGGTCCAAATATACTTCCACCCACTTGCATATTTTCTTGTTTGTATAAATTTTCTTGAATGGACGCATATCTAGTTAAATAATTACATAAAATCTCTTGGTTTGTATTAATTCCATTGTACATTTCTCCTGTTTGCAATAAATTAATTGGAGTAGGTGTAACAAATGGTATGACTTGATTGCCTAACACTAGATTTACTTGTCCATCGGGTGATATTTTTATCTGTATAGTTACTTCTAATAACCAACTGTTTATAGTAAGAACCACTAATTGAGATTCTTTTCTTGAATCCATTGGATTTTTTTCAATGGATACTCCTATATCTTTACCTTCAATAATTTCATTGTTCAAATAAAGAGCGGTTCTATATATCTGGTTTGCCACATCGATTTGAGTAAAGTCTAAAATCATAAAGACAAACATCCCGGTTAATCCGGAACGTACTAATTGGGTGGAAACAAATAAACGATTTTGCCTTTGGTCATTCGATGGATTTAAGGTGGTTACCATTTCATATAAGTTAAGCAACCATGTAATATGATCAAATAATTCGGCATCGCATCCATTTTTTAAGAAATAATTGTATGCTTCGGGTGAATTCTTTTCCAGTTGTTGTACTATTTGTATGGTGTGGTATGGCTCTGGATATGTATACATTTTTTGTTTTAGATTCGTCTGCAGGGTTTGTATTGACGCATTTAATTGTTCTTTTATACGTGTGCTATTTTCACTAGTATCTGATTCATCCAGCTCGGTATATGCTATATCTTGCTTGTTTTTAAATTCTATTAATTGTTGTGCAAGGTCACTTGTTATATTATTTAATATGTCATCAGTTAACTTATCAGTAATACCTCCACTTTGAACTCCACTTTGAACTCCACTTTGAACTCCACTTTGAACTCCACTCATAACATCTCTAGTTTCACTTGGTAAACTTAATAATGTAGAATAACCTCTGTCATGTCCTAGTGGATTACCTACGTGCAAATCGTGTGCTAAATCGTGTTCCAAACTTTGAACTATATAATATAACATTTTATCTGATGGTAAAATGACTTGCATATCTTTGTTGTGTGTAATATATATTGTTATAATAAAATAAAAACAACACGCTATGTCTGTATAGCAATGGCAATGTTAAAACAATATTTCAGCATAAGAGATGAATACAGAAGTAAATACGGCGATAAAACTTTATTATTAATGGAAGTAGGATCGTTTTATGAAGTATATACTAAACTAGATCCCTCTACAAAAGAAATCGTTGAGCCACAGATTATTGAATTGCGAAGATATAGTGAACTCGCTCCTGGGAAAAAGGGGGATGATGTAGTTATGTTCGGGTTTTCATCACGCATTCCAAACATACTTGAAAAATATATGGAAAAAATGATAAACAATGGATACACTGTCGTAGTGTTTGATCAGGATGCCCCTACAAATAATGCAACTCGAAGTTTGAAAGGAGTATATTCGCCGGGAACATTTTTTAATGAATCTAGTGAAAATGTGTCAAATAATTTATCTTGTATTTGGATAGAGAGTCATAAAAAATCAAGACTAAATAAATACGGTAACATTGTTATTGGAATGTCCAATATTGATAATTTTACTGGAAAAAGTAATTATTTTGAAATTGTCGTAGAAAATCTTCATAACCCGACCACATATGATGAATTGGAACGGTTCATATCTACTTATAATCCAAGAGAATGTATTATTGTTTCTAATATAACTGACAAAGAATTGGTAGATGTAATACAGTTTATCAGACTGGATAGTAAAAAACATCATTTATTCGGGAAAGAGAGTGCAAAGGTAAAGAACGCAGAGAAACAGACATACCAGAGAGAAATATTGGACAAATTTTTCCCCTTTACTATTAGCGAATCGCTATTTAAAAGCAGTATGGAATATACATATGCACTTCAAAGTTATGTATTTCTGTTGAATTTCGTCCATGAACATAATCCAAATTTGGTGACTAAGATTCAAGAGCCGATTATTGAGAATAATACAGAGAGAATGACCTTGGCGAACCATAGTTTAAAGCAACTTAATATAATCCAAGACGGTAATTATAAGGGGAAACTATCATCGGTATGTTCTTTCTTAAACAACTGTATCACTCCAATGGGGTTGCGTTCATTTAAGTACAATATACTTAATCCAATTGCGAATAGAGAGAAATTACTTGAAAAATATAACATAACCGAATATGTTTTGCAAAAAGAATTATGGCAAGATTGGAGAAGTGGATTAAAAAACATCAGGGATATTGAAAAATTAAATAGGCAAATATATGTGGGGCATATTACACCTCATAATTTGTTTTATTTTTATGATAATCTCTCTACGATCCGACAACTATACTCGTCTTTGAAATCTGACAACACTGTCACAAAGTATTTATCCAATGATATCACTCTTGACATTACTGATATATGTGACGAGTTCAAAGAGGTATTTGACAGTACGATTAATATGGATATTTGTAAAACGGTTACCAGTATGGAATTTGATGTTAATTTCATTAATAATGGTGTGAATGTGGATTTAGATACCTATGTAGCATCAGTAGCCATTGGAAATGCCAAACTAGAGGCGATTCGACAATATATGGACTTGTTGGTTTGTAAAGGAGAGAAAAAACAAAAAAATGGTTTTGTTAAAATATACGAAACCGATAAAATGGGGATTTCTCTCCAATGTACCAGTAGACGGGGTACAATATTGAAAAAACAAACAGAACAATGCGAACCTGTTGTGCAATTACATTATATAAACAACAAGGGTGATACCGAATATTTCAATTTTCATCCGGAGATCCAATGCAATAAATCGACTGCATCAAATGTAAGTATAACAAACAGTGAAATTAATGAATTATGTAATACTATTAGTGTTGCAAAACAGAAAATGAAAGATACCATAACGATTGTGTATAAAACTTTTATTGCAAAATTGCAAGAATATGATAACAGTTTTCAAAATATTATCCAATTTTGTTCGTCACTGGATATTCTGCAAAACTCTTGTTATATCGCGGTAACGAATAAATATTGTAAACCGTCTATCAATGAAGGAGACAAATCGTATGTCAATGCGACGCAACTTAGACATCCATTAATTGAAAAATTAAATACATCTGAATTGTATGTGGCAAATGATGTATCCATTGGATTAGATAAAGATTTGATGTTGTTATATGGAACAAATGCTGTAGGAAAGACGAGTATAATTAGAGCACTTGGAATATCTATTATTATGGCACAATCGGGACTATATGTTCCTTGTAGCGAATTTGAATTTGTTCCTTATACAAGTATTTATACTAGAATTCTAGGAAATGACAACTTGTTTAAAGGATTGTCTACATTTGCGGTTGAAATGTCGGAATTACGCGTTATTTTAAACACGGCAGATAAAAATAGTCTTATTCTAGGCGATGAGTTGTGTTCTGGAACAGAGCATGATTCTGCTGTAAGTATATTTGTCTCTGGATTACAGTTATTAAGTAGTAAGAATGTGAGTGCCATATTTGCAACTCATTTGCACGAAATTATACACTATGATGAGATCGAATGTCTCAATAATTTAATCATAAAACATATGACGGTAAATTATGATGCATCTAGAGACATATTGGTATATGATAGATTGTTGAGAGATGGTGCAGGTACAAGTATGTATGGGTTAGAAGTATGTAAATCGTTGCATTTGCCCGATGATTTTTTAGAAAAGGCATATGAATTGAGGAGAAAATATAAAAAGAGTGATCGTGGTGTACTAGAACAAAAGACTTCACACTTTAACGCTAAGAAAATAATGGGGATGTGTGAATTATGCAAAGAGTCTTATGGTGAAGAAGTGCATCATTTGCAACATCAAGAAAGTGCTGATGCGAATGATATGATTAACAATTTTCATAAAAACCATCCGGCAAATTTACTGACTTTATGCGAGGACTGTCATCAAAAGATACATAAAACTGGAAAACAGCACAAAAAAATAAAAACATCAATTGGAATCGAAATATCGGAGATGTAAAAAATAATCTCAGGGGTGTATAAAGGGATAATATGGTAAATAAAAAAGCAATAATTAAACTATTACCATCTATACTTGTAGTAGCAATAACAATGATAGGGATGATGGTTTATTTTGAAATGGTAGGATTTGATTTAACTCCTAGACACGATAAGCATATAGAAAAAGTAGTAGATATAGAAGGATTCGATAATTTAGATCTAGAAACTGGATTTTGTAAAAGTCACGAAGGAAATAGAGAGGAATTGAACAAAAGTTGTGGTGAATTAACAAAAAATAGTTGCACTACTACGGATTGTTGCGTATATGCCAAAATGAAAGGGGAAGAAAAATGTTTTTCAGGAGATAAAGATGGACCAACATTTAGACGCAATTCTGAGGGAAAAACTTATGATATTGACTTTTACTATTTTAAAGATAACTGTTTTGGTAAGGGGTGTTCTGAATAAATTGAATGCAATATTGAATGCAATATTGAATTACAATATCGAATTACAATATCGAATTACAATAAAATTGAACGGGATAAAATATAATAATGTATATATATAATTCAATATGATCATTCCAGTAAAGTGTTTTACATGTGGAAAAGTAATTGGCAATAAGTATGAGTATTACCAGAAAGAAGTGAGAAAATTAAAGATGGCGAGAAACATGGAAGTAGACAAGGTGGTATATTTAACAGAAGAGTTTATCGATAAGACACCAGAAGGAGAAGTATTGGATAAATTAGGTTTAAATAAAATGTGCTGTCGTCGTCATTTGTTAACACACGTAGACATTGAATAAGTATGTGCGTATTTGAAGTTTTACATAAATTTATATTATAGACGTATAATATAAATGGTACCATCAATTAAGAGAAAACACAATAGTAAAAAAAATAATTCTCGTACAAGTAGCAAGAAACGTACAAGCAGCAAGAAGCGTACAAGTAGCAAGAAGCGCACAAGTAGCAAAAAGCGTACAAGTAGCAAGAAGCGTACTTCTAATAAAAATATTAAACGCGTAACAATTGATAATAATAATAAGAAGCGGGCACATAAAATGAGAAATTTTTTATTTTACAAGAAAGGCAGTCACAAAGGACAATCTGTTAATTATGGTGGAGGAATGACAGGAGGTATGGTTTCTAGCCCCGCGGCAGGACCAGTTGGATATTCTTGGGAAGGGGGTAATATAGCAACATGGCCTGGAGCTCATAATGTAGATGTAGAAACCAATGGGGCTACTGTGTCAAATCATTTTCCGTTGAGTGATAATGGTATTTCTGTTGGTGGATTACAAATGCCTCAATCTACAAGTGATAATAAGATATTAAGTGGCGGTAAAAAATATAGTAGTAAATGTAATTGCAAGGGTAAATGTAATTGCAATGGTAAATGTAGTTGCAAAGGTAAATGTAATTGCAACAGAAAAGGTCAACGGGGAGGATTTTTTCAAGAAATTGTAAATTTAGGAAGAGGTGCTCAATATGGAATTAATGGTGGTTATTTTAATTTAATGGGAAAAACACAACCAGTAAGTCAGAATCCATTCCCAACACAGGATCAACCGATTGACGCTGACTACAAATATATTGGTTCAACCCCTTCGGATATGGACATAGGCAAATAAATACACCGACCGAAAAGAAAAATGCAGTATTGTATTTTTTTCTGTCAGTATATCATAAATAATGATGAATCAGTTAAAAAAAATGTGCAAACCAGCATCTATTTACTTTTTATTAAGTATGATTACATTGGTTGTTATGATAGTATCTAATAATGGAAACATGAGAACATTTTGTATGGGTGATTTTGAATGTCCTGTAGAGAATTTGCTATACATTTACTTAGTAAAATTAGGATATATTGTATTTTCCACCATAGTGCTAGATTCGTTGTGTAAAAATGGATACAGTTCTATATCTTGGTTTTTAGTATTTTTCCCCTTAATAGCTTATTTTGCAGCATTAGCATTATTTATGATATACAGAAATTCTGCTATTCTTATAGTATAACAAATTGCTCAGTCTCTAATTAGGAAACACTTTACCATAATACCATAATACCATAATACCATAATACCATAATACCATAATACCATACTACCATAATATCATACTACCATAAATATGATATTATTTTCATATCATGTTATATTCATTGACATATTACAAATTTAATATGTTATGAATAACATTATAAAAAAATATACTCAAGGTATATTATAATGAGTTTAAAATACAATAATACAACATGGAATATAATAGAAAAATTTTTTAATGACAACCCTCAAATTTTAGTGAAACATCATATCGATTCATACAATGATTTTTTTAGGACAGGATTAAAGCAAGTATTGCGTGAGAGAAATCCGATAGTTTTTCAGAAAGAGCAAAATCCAGACACAAAACAATACAAATATAGATGTGAATTATATTTAGGTGGATTAGACGGTTCAAAAGTATATTATGGTAAGCCAGTTATTTATGACGAAGACCGTGAACATTTTATGTATCCGAACGAAGCGCGATTAAGAAATATGACTTATGGGATGACGATTCATTATGATCTGGAAATTAAATATTTCATAGAAGACGATGGTGGGAATGTAAATGAAAGTATGGAAACATACAATTCAATATTTTTAGGTAGATTTCCTATCATGTTGCAGTCAGATTTATGTATATTAAACGGGTTAAATCGCGAGGTGAGATATAATATGGGAGAATGTAGAAATGATTATGGTGGATATTTTATCATTGATGGAAAAGAAAAGGTAATTATTAGTCAAGAAAAGTTTGCCGACAATATGTTGTATATCCGTGAAAATTACAACGATATTTATAGCCACGGTGCAGATATCAGAACTGTATCCGAGGATGCATCAAAACCAGAGAGAACTTTATCGGTTAGAATTGTCGCTCCATCCACAACTTATACAAATAATCAAATCGTAGTAAATGTTCCAAATGTAAGAAAACCGATACCTTTATTTATTTTGTTTCGCGCGTTAGGAGTCATTTCAGACAGAGAAATCATTGAATACTGTTTGTTAGATATGGAAAAAAACAGCTCCATGGTTGATCTATTTATTCCATCTATTCATGATGCGTCCAAAATATTTACACAAGAAGCTGCATTAGAATATATTAAAACTTTTACAAAGGGACATACAGTAAATCATGTACTAGACATTTTAATGAATTATTTTATGCCCAACATTGGTGAATCTAATTTTGAGCAAAAAGCTTACTTTCTTGGATATATAGTAAACAATCTATTGTTAGTCTTTACAAAGCTGGAACAACCAACGGATCGCGACAGCTTTAAATTTAAGCGTGTAGAAGTTCCGGGGAGACTCACATATGATTTATTTAAAGAGTATTTTAAACTAGAACAAGACAATATTAAGTTGCGATTAGACAAAGAATATAATCTAAAAAAATCCAAGACCATTTATCAAGGCGAATTGTTCAAAGAGCTTATTTCTAAGAACTATGAAATGATTTTTAAAGAGAGACTCGTTGAAAACGGGTTTAAAAAAGCATTCAAAGGAAATTGGGGATCAGAAGAACACACAAAGCGACTTGGTGCTGTTCAAGACTTGAATCGCCTTTCTTATAATAGTTTTATTTCTCATTTGCGAAAAATCAACCTGCCCATGGATTCTAGTGCTAAAGTGGTAAAACCTAGACTGTTACACGGTTCTCAATGGGGAATAATTGATCCTGTAGATACACCAGATGGTGGTAATGTTGGATTTCACAAACATATGGCAATATCTACTCATATTACAAGTGGTTGCTCAGGATATCCAATGATGAAGTTTTTAAGAAGTATTTGTAACATGAAATTGTTAGAGGAGTGTAGCAGTAAATATTTATATTCTTCTACAAAAGTTATGGTAAATGGTGGGTGGATTGGTGTAATATCAAATGCTCAAGAGATTCTACGATTAATTAAAAAGCATAAGCGAAATGGACTATTGCCTTTATATACTAGTGCAAGTTGGAATATACCAAAAAACGAATTAATCATTTATACTGATTCTGGTAGACTATGTAGGCCCGTGTTTTATGTGAAAAATAAGCGCGCTAGTTTCAAACAGAGTGAAATCCTAGAAAAAATAAACGGAAACAAATTTTCGTGGACAGATTTAATATCTGGGTTTGCAACAAAGAAAATACCAAATTATGATGTGAACAATTGTAATATATATGACATCAAAGAATTATACGACACTGATAAATTTGAGGATCTCGAAAGCAGTGAAGGAATTATCGATTATTTGGATACTTCTGAAGAAGAAGGTGCCTTAATATCAAGTGATTATGAGTTAGATGATAGTAAATCATACACACACGTGGAAATTCATCCATCTCTGTTACTGGGAGTTATGGGAAATCAAATCGTATTTCCTGAAAATAATCAATTGCCTAGAGATTTGTTTTTTTGTGGACAAGCCAAGCAAGCGGTATCCTTATACAGTTCTAATTTTTTAACAAGAATTGACAAGATGGGTGTGGTATTAAATAGCGGCCAGACTCCTCTTGTAAAAAGTAGATATTTGCAATTTATCAACAACGAAGAACACCCATATGGTGAAAATGTGGTCGTTGCGATAATGGTATATGGTGGTTACAATGTAGAAGATTCTATATTATTTAATGAAGGATCACTAAAACGCGGTATGTTTAGGACTACATACTACAACATGTACGAGTCTAGAGAAGAGAGTTCTAAGGTTGGAGAAAATTCGGTTGATTCTCATTTTCAGAACATAGAGGAAACAAATATGGATGGAGTAAAATTTGGTTACGACTATAGTTCTCTTGATAAATATGGATTGATCAAAGAAAATACACCAATGGATGATAAAAAGGTAGTGATTGGGAAAATAAAGACAAATTTAATGAATCCAGATCAACCTTCAGATGCATCGGTTTATCCTAAAAAGGGGCAGCTTGGATTTGTAGATAAAACATTTATGACTGAAGACGAAGAGGGATTTAGATTGGCCAAAGTCCGTATTCGTGAAGAGCGTGTACCAGCAATAGGTGATAAATTTTGTAGTCGGTGTGGGCAAAAAGGAACTGTTGGACTAGTCATTCCTGAAAAGGACATGCCATTCACAGAAGATGGTGTAAGACCGGATATTATTATTAATCCACACGCATTACCATCAAGAATGACAATTGGTCAATTAGTTGAAACATTGATGGGAAAAGCATGTTTAAATTTAGGTGGTTTTGGCGATTGTACTGCTTTTATAAATAAGGGTTCTACTCATGAAATATTTGGTAAAATTTTAACTCAGAATGGATATAACTCTTCTGGAAATCAACTATTATACAATGGTATGACAGGTGAGCAACTACAGGCGAATATATTCATGGGTCCGACTTATTATATGAGATTGAAACATATGGTTAAGGATAAAATTAATTATAGAGCTAGAGGACCTATACAGCAGTTGACAAGACAAACTGTTGGTGGACGAGCAAATGATGGTGGTTTGCGAATAGGAGAGATGGAACGTGACGGTGTCATTGGACACGGTGCTGCTGGATTCTTACAAGAATCAATGTTGAAAAGAGGCGATGAATATTATATGGCGGTTTGTAATAATAGTGGTACAGTTGCAATATACAATAATAGTCAAAACTTATTTATCAGTCCTATGGTGGACGGTCCGATTAAATTTAACGAGGCCATTGATGGTACATTAAATGTGGAAAATGTAACAAAATTCGGAAGAAATTTTAGTATTTTAAAGATACCGTATGCATTTAAGCTATTAATTCAAGAGTTGCAAACAATGAATATACAACTTCGTGTAATTACGGAAGATAATGTAGAGCAGTTGACAAATATGGGGTATTCGAACAATATATTAAAAATGAAAAATAGTGAGGATAGTTTACAGGTGACTATTAGAAAAGAATTAAATAATCGTGCTAATAATAAGTCTAAAACAGTTGGATCAGAAGAAAAAATGGATGATATTGAAGTGTCAAATGAACCGATTGAAGAACCAATTGAGAAGGAGAATATAGAACCAGAAGCCTATGGATGGTCGTTTTATAGTTATGATGAAGATAGAGGCGAGGCGTATAACTCAATTATTTTAGGTAAAGATGGGAAGCCAACCGAAATATGGTTTGTTGGGGATAATGATGGAGAATTACCGAATAGATATCCAAGTCGTTGGAATATGAAAACATTGATTTATAATGATAAAACTCCCATCTTGCCTAATACAATGATAGAAGAATTGACGAATACACAAATGCCTAATAATTGGGCAATCAGCTTAGATAACATTAGAACACAACAAAAGGGATGGTCTCCACCTTATGCTCCTGAGTCTCCACCTTATGCTCCTGAGTCTCC